GTCGCAACGAGGTCGAAACCGATCATCTGTTTGTCGCCGCCGAATCGACCGAAGTCGAGATACGGCCACCAAATGCGGCCAACAAAAGCTGTGCCGGAAGATGCAGGATCACCGACTTGATCGTCGCGCTCTGCAAGCTCACTGACACGCCATATCTTTTCGCCCGAACGCAGTAGCAAATCTTCGTCCAGAATTGTCCAGTCGTCGATGTCACTGGGGAACACGTAGCGGCTCCACGACATGTCGCTCTTGCCGCCGTTCATTGTCAGGACGAATGCCTCGTCGCCGAAGATGAGCCAGTATTGTCCGGCGCCCGGATAGTAAAGAGAAATTGGAGTCTCGCCCGCGACCAACTTAGCTTTCACCAAGGGGTCAATCTGCTTGCCGAATGAGCCGGCCTGCAAGTTGGTTGACGCGCCGGCAATGCCCATGCTGCGTATGCCAACTTCAGTCAGGAACACTAGATCGTTGCTGACGGGCTGTATCGACTTGTCGGCAGACGTTGGGATACCAACCGGGACAGCGTCCAAGATGGCGAAGTTTGCCGGGTCTTCATCAACCTGCCACATCTGGAAACCCTTCGAGTTGAAGGCGACCAAGTTGCTGCGGTACAGACCCAGTGCGGACACATCCTGCGAGCCGTACGTGTTCAGCCCAAACGGGATGTAGCCGGCGTCATTAGCGGTTGACCAGTCCAACGGATTGATCGTCGCAGAGTATGCGATGATGTCGCCGTCACCTGAGAATATCTTGCTCGCAGTGATCGCGACAGTTTTTGTATTCGGACATCTTTCGTCTTCTATGCGTCGCGTGTCTGCCACCCATGAAATCGTATTGTCCGCAACCTCGCCACCGATAGTAGCCGGCCAAGTTGGCTCGGATGCACCGCTAACTAAAATTGGGAATGCTTGCCACTGAACGCGGTTGGCTGGTACGCCTTCCCACGTCACTTCGTTATCTTGAACCGTGTTACCAACGATAGTCGGCCAAGTCGGCTCGAAGCTGTCACTAAAACCTGGGTCTGCCTGTGTCGCCTTGAATAGTAAGGCAGAAATCGTGACCGGGTTTGTGTGGCTGATCGTAGCGTTGTCGAAACGTACCTCATCACCCGAACCGGAAACAGAAACTATAACCGTACAAGTTGCCGCACCGTCAGGCGCTAAACCTGATGCAGCGACACGTCGGTAAGCACCGGCAAGCGTAACTGGGTTGGCAGTCCAGCTTATACTCAACAGCGCGCCGCCTGAAGCGTACCAACCGATACCCACATGCGCGGAATAGGCGCCTGTGATTTTCGCGAAAGCCTGCCCAGATACTAGCTGACCCGGAGTCACGGCAAGTCGCGCGTCGTTCTCCATGTAGCTGCTATCTCGTGAGGCTTGCGACGCACCGAATTGCAAGTCTTGGAAGTACGCGGCGTGTGTGCCTACTGTACGCTCGGTCCAAGTGTCACCATCTGGTGACGTGTACATCGTGCCGTCTGCGCCGCCGTTATTCCACGACGCGACGCAGTTTCCAGACTTCGCATCAAAGTAAACAGCGTGGAAACTTCTGCTGTCGTCTGCGACTGAATTTGACCAGTTCGCGCCGTCGTCGTCTGAGTATTCGCAGCCTGTGGCGCCCACATGCACAAGTCGGTCGAGCGATGGAATATAAGTCATCGAACTGACGAGCCCAATCTGATTCATTGCGCCGCGTTCAGTCCAGATCGCACCGTCTGGCGAAGTCGCGAAGTTACCTGCTGCGCTTCTTTGCAGTGTAAAGAGCCCCAACCCGTCGAACCAATTCACGTTTGCCCCGGCGAACGGTGTGGCTTTCTCTGACCAAGTAACGCCACCGTCGTCTGAGTAGTTAATAAAGGCGCCATCTGCACCATCAGTAATAAGAATGTTACCTGTGGGATCGTAAGCAACTGACGCGGGAGTCGTGTCGATAGTTGCTATTTGCGACCACGATTCGGCGTCTGTTGACTCCCACAGCTTTGTGTTTTCGCCTGCGATGAACTTGGCTAGTCCGGGTATGTAGTCCATGAATCGTGTGCTTGACATGCCGCCAGACTGATTCACTTCGGCCCAATTTGCGCCGCTATCGGTGCTCTTATAAAGCGCGCCTGTAATCAGCAAGTCAGATGCGTACCACGTACCTGTAACCGGGTTGTGCGTGATGCGACACGCTGAATTCAGGTAGCCCCACGGTGGCGATGAAGCCCCGAAGTCTGTGTCGGTAACTGTCCACGACACGCCACCATCGGACGACACGCCGACGTTATCGGTAAAGCCACCGCCACCACTGATTGCCATAGTGATGCCGGCTGAATACTTCGCAGCCCACGTTCCGGCGTACGCGTCTGACTGCAAAATCTGCCACGACGCAGACGCAGTGTCCCAACCTGTGTCGCCACCCTCAAACGTCGCGTTGTCCATAGCGCTCTGCGTTATGGGGTCAGTGATCCTCGGCTGAACTATGTCGCCGGGCGCGTAGAGTTTACCGGGTTGCCATTGGTCAGTCATAACTTATTGCCACGCATATCGCCCGTCTTCCGTGTTTTCAGGCACAGACGGGATTGTGGGGGTTGGCGGCGTCGCGTCTGGCACTTGACTCGTACCATCCGTGTCTTCGGTTACTGTTGCGCCTGCGTCAGTCGGCCAATCTGGTTCAATGTCGCCAGAACGCGGCTCGTCGCCGATAACTGTGATGACCTTATAATAGTATCCGTTATAAGTAGTCGGTTCGATGATGTCGTCCACTGCACGCGGCGCAGCCGGCGTCCACGACGGGTACGGGTTGCCAAGACGTGTCGCCTTGTACGCAAAACCGTCTGCCGTTGTTGGCGACACTAACTCGTGAAGATCGTACTCGTTGTTCGCTACCCAGTCGCTAGCGGAGCGGACCCAGTAATGATAAATGCCGCCGTCAGAAAATTCGGCGACAACGTAAAGCGCGCCCATGAACGGCTCGGCAAAGTGTATTGCTGTTATCGCGAGGTCGCCGTCAGGAGACTTCAGGATGTCCAGCACGTAACCTGACGGGATACTAGAGACAAGGTCTTCGGCGAACACATGCAAGTTACCCTCGAACGCCACCAATCCGATTGTGCCGGCTGGCAGTGTCTCGGTCAAAAACGTGCCGGGCCGCACCTTGACGGTTCGAGCCGCCGTGATGTAGCCGTTGAGCAAGTCGTAGAGAGTATCCTTGAGTGCGGCACCCTTGGTGCGCAGTCGCGTGATGCCCCCCTTAACCGTTGTGAGGACTTCACGTCGCATTAGATGAATGTCTCCATCTGCGGTCGCGTCAGCACGGGTTGCGGTACAAACTTGGGAATGTATCGCGCTGTACCGTGTGCGCCGGCATTGATTGCTTTCAGGTAGGAAGTAACCTGCGTCAAAATAGACTGCGCGTCGCGCTGTCCGTAGTGAGCTTTGGCGTTCCCCAGTGCTAGCATGAAGACCAGCTCAGAGTCGAGCGTCGTTGTGTCGGAAGCGTCCGCGAACGCCATCAGTCCGAACTTACCTTTAATGCGCAGCTTGTACGTGGACGAATCAGGCGCCGGGAATATCTCAATGCCCTGTCGAATCTCGTACGAGTCCGGGCGTCCCTGAGTCGTGTTTGTGTAACGCGTCGGATGAATGCCCTCTGACATTTCGATCCAAGCATCGTTGTCGTCTTGGAAGCCAACCCATGTCGGCGGCTTGTAATCACTCAGCACTTTCGTACACATGTTGGCGCCGGAATCTTGCTCGTCGTTGTCCGTGATGTCGTAGTATCGCGTGCCGGCTGTCAGCGTCCAAGTGAAGAAGCGCTCAGTATGGAGCGCAGTATTTTGTGCATACAAAACGCGCTGTGCGTTCTGCAAGAAATCAGTGAGAAGGGCTGACATGCCGGGCGGGTAGTTTGAGACTTGTGCAGCGTACCCGAGCCGGATCATCATGCGATCACGTAAGCTCGTCAGCGTCGCTGTTGGCAGACCGTCTGCACAAACATGGTTGAAATCTGGCATGTCTTCCCTCTCTTAAAAAAGGGCCGGGATTAGCCGGCCCAAGCATCACCTACATTTCGCACTTGCGGAGAACCGTTAAATCAGTTCGGCAATCACAGCGTCGGGCTCAAGGCCAAGCGCTTCGCCAGCGACAGCGTTGTTCGCTGCGGCGGCTTCACTTGATATGCCTTTGGCGCCCTTCTCTTGCGTGGCTGCCTCAATAGCTTTCTGAAGTGCAGCAACTCCCGGTCCAAACTGTCCATACACCAACGTGATGAACGGGGGGCTTTCTTCAGTTTCGCCTTTGTATCTTTCCGACAGACGAACGAATTCGTCGGCGGCATCGGGAGCGAC